TTCGACCACGTGCCATTGATCAGCTTTCGCTTCTTTTTGATTCTGTATAAGTTTTCCTGTCAGATCTTTATTAGACCATCTAGTCATAACTAAAATAATTTTACCACCAGGTTGTAAACGTTGACGAGGACCTGACGTGTACCACTCATAAGCTGACTCTAAAGCTGTAGGGCTTAGTGCATCTTGCTCTGAATGTGGATCATCTATTATAAGTAAATCAGCACCACGTCCAGTGATCGCACCACCAACACCAGCTGCAAAATATTCACCACCTTGAGCTGTCTCCCAACGTCCGGCTGCTTTACTATCTTCTTGTAATCTTGTTTTAAAAATTTTTGTATAATCTTCACTATCAATTAAATTTTTTGCCTTACGACCAAACCTCACGGCTAACTCTCCGGTGTGAGTTGCTTGAATGATCTTGAGTTTTGGATCACGGCCCACCATCCATGCTGGCAAGAGATAAGATGCAAATTCTGATTTGGTATGCCTAGGAGGCATATTAATGATCAAACGATTTATTTCACCTGTTGCTAATTTATTAAATTTATCTGCAATGTGCCTGTGGTGGGACCCCTCTATAAAATCGGGCCACATACATTTTACAAAAGATAGAAAGTCATCTTTAGCTTTATTCTGTATCTTTTTTTCAGCATGCATTACTTGCAACTGTTTAAACTGTCTACGAATATCTGAAGGTAGTTTACTTATATCTATATTATTCAATTCCATAAAAATTTTTTTAAAATTTTTTTTGCACTTTAAAGTGTTGAATATGTTTTTACCAGCTAAAGCTGTCTAAATCAAGCTATACAACCTAGAGTAGTGGGACCCCTTTACATATAAAAGGGGGGATGGGTTTGCGCTACAACCTGTGATTGAGATTTGTTTGGGACCCCTGGCGCGTTAGCGCCAGGGAGAAAGGTAGTGTTAATCTAATAACACCATATATGCTTCCGCGTTATGTTTACGAAACCAATTTATATCCGCTCGGACTTTGTCCCATAACTTCGACGCACCGTCAAAGCCTTTTGCTTTGTCCTCTAGTGTTGCGGTTAACTCGTTAATAAATAGTCTATCATGTTTGATAGCCTCTTCTTTGGTAAGCAGAATAGATTCACCATTAAATCTATTCATTCTTTTTTCTGTTCTTTCTTTTGTCATATATCCTTTCTTGTTATAGGATTATCCTATCATGTCTGTCTAGTTTCGTCAACAGTTATATTCCATGTTGACCAATATCTACTATTATCTTTTGTAGGATCCTGGATAGGTGTTTCAAGGCACTCGGTCCTAGGGTGTAACCTAATGAACTCATCAATGTGTTCAGATATAAAATTATACTCACAGTTGTTGCAACAAAAATACCTCCATATGGTATCTTTATTCCATTGATTAATTTTAATTCTTTTAGTTCTTAAAACCTTTGAGCCCTTGACACCTCTAACTCTATCTTGTGTTTGTCTTGTATGGCACTGTGGTCCATGACACCAATTATGGTCGCTCATAATTAATGCCTCACTTTCCAAGATGTAGTCGCAGTTCTATATCCCAATGCGTCTAAATCATAATAAACATAATAAGGGACACCTTGTTTAGTATGTCCAAATCTGCATTTGTCGTTGTGTTGTCCTCGTCTAGTAATATGTTTTTTGTGCTTACTAGCCCAATAAGTTATGTAGAATGTTTTAGTCATTTATACCTTTCTGTTATACTAGGGACAATATAGGATTGTCCCTAGTTTGTCAACCACTAATTTAAACTATTTTGTTGCTCTTGCAGTAGTTGTTTTGCAATAGCAATTTTTTCCTCCCTAGTTTGTTCAACCTCATCTGTCAAAAGATCAGCTAGATTTGTTGGACTATAGATTGATAAAGCCATACTAGAATGTGCGTCTAATACACTCTCGTTTAAAACCACTCCAAGTTTATCAGCTAATTCTTTTGCTTGGTCAAAGTATCTGTAAGATTTTAAACCAAGTTTTAGTTTTTCCATTTTTTTATTTACATGGTCAAAAAGATTTTTATGTGCAAGAATTACATTGTCTTTTGCAACCATAAAAGATTTAAACCAATTATATTCTGCCTCATTAGTTTGAAACATACGACTATGACAATAAGATGTTCCGATAACAATAAGTTTAAAATCATTTTCCCATTTATCTTTTTGGAAATCTGATTGTCCACTTACATCATTACGACTACCATAACCCAAATAATTACTAACTTGACTTTCAGCATTATAATAAGTCGGATTTCTTTTTTCGTAATTGTCGCCAAGTCTTACATCATAATCTGCGTCAATGCCTTTTGCTTTTATCTCATCACGATAGTAAGCAGTTAAAAATTCTTTATCTGCTTTAAACTCAACATGAACATCATCAAATTTCTCAACTGGATTGTCGTTGTAGTCGGTGTCCATACGAGGTTTATTAGTTTGAACATGAAAACAATTATCATCATATAATCTTCCACCACTATCACCATACTTATTAACCATAGAACGAATTGTGTCTACATCTTCTTGTGGTTGATGAAATCTTACAAGTTGATTGATTTTAACTTTTGCTTGTTCTCGCATATTGTTGTAAGTTTCTTTTGCCTCTGTCCAAGATTTTTTAAATTTTGAATTACTTTCAAAATGATCTTGAAATACATCAGCAATCACTTTTCGCTTATCTGCGTTAAGTGTTATTCTTTTTTGTTTTTCCATTTTTGCCTTTCTGTTAATAATTTATTTTTAACACTTGACAATAGGATAGTCAAGCATTATATTGGATATGAATTTGACCTAAAATTCACCTACGCCCTTTTGCTAGTCTACGGCGTTATAAACTCAAACTAGCGAGATTAGACCCTGTATCACACCGCAACTTGTTGCCGTCTTTACAGGGTGCTGATCCCTGATCCAATGGTGTGAACTGTGTAATCAGAGGCCTCATCCATTGGATCTGGGATCAGTTAACAGGTTAAGCCCTGGTCGACCGGTAAACAATTGCCGCCGGGCTTCATTTAAGAGTATGCTGTTGGCTGGTCCATAGAAAGGATATTATGAAGAGAATTAAAAAAAATGATTTGCTGCCCTGGTTTATCCGGGACCATGACACGCTTCCGGCCAGCTACAAGCGCAGCTGCGAGAAGTTTTTTAAAAGCCTGAAGCAACAAGCCGCAAGCCGCAAGCTCCAAGCCTCAAGCTTGACAGGTGAAAATAAAACTGATATAGGATAATAAAGGAGAAAGATTTATGAAAACAGATGAAGCATTAAAAATTATAGGCGGCTCGCTGTCCAAGCCTTCAAAAATGCCTGGATGGTCAATAGGTTTACCAGCCAAAGAATGTAAAACTGGCTCGAAGCTCAGGAAGATAGAAGGCTCAACCTGCTATGACTGTTATGCGCTTAAGGGCTGTTACGTGTTCAAGGTAGTTCAGGATGCACAGTATCGAAGACTGGCAGCCATCAAAGATCCGCAATGGGTCACAGCAATGGCACACCTGATCAACAGCAAGAAGCCGGACGTCTTCAGATGGCACGACAGCGGCGACGTCCAAGACCTGGACCACTTACAAAAAATTTATGAAGTATGCAGGCTGTCACCATCTAAGCGTCACTGGCTCCCGACGCGTGAAGCATGGATACAAAAGCACCTGGCCAGCAAACCTAAAAATTTAATTATAAGATTCTCAATGCCAATGGTGGACCAGGCCCCAGCGGGCAGCTTCCAACACTACTCAACGGTGGTGAAGAGCGGCGCCAATTGCCCAGCACCACAGCAAGACAATGAATGCAGGGACTGTAGAAACTGTTGGAATTCTGAAATTAAAAATGTATCATATGGAATTCACTAAAATGTTTAGACACCCAAAATATTATAAAGAATTACGCAAGCGTAATAAATCGGATCAGGTCATTAGCAAAGAACCGGCGACGGCTGGGAATCAGCGTGCACCTGGTCCGGGCCTTCAACAGGTTATAGAGGAAACAGTTCCACACAACGATATCGAAGAAGCTTCAAGCGCCAAGCTCACAAAGTCTCAAGCATCAAGCGGCAAGCATCAAGCCCCAAGCACAAAGGCTCAAGCTTAAACCCGCAAGCAGCAAGCTCCTGGATCATGGACCCTGGAAAAAGTTTCACGCACCTTTGATCAAGGGACTCTACCAAGATAAATGAATTGTTAGGATGCTTTACATGAAAGGCAATTTGATGAGGTGAGAACGTCACCTTGTTACTCTTCGTAACTTTAAGCTCTACTGTAAAAAAGTGGCCGTTAGTATTATAACCCAGTAAGTCAGGAGTACCGGATAAGCTAAGATTCTCAAGTCTAATCCACGATATTTCAGGTATAAATTTCTTAACTTTTGCATATAATTTTCGCTCAGGATTCAAGGTAACTAGGGCTTTCTAATCCGATGTTTTAGGAGCGATAATTAACTTCTGCTTCGTAGGTTTCAATACAACACGAATAGAACTTTGTCCAATTATATTTGACTCTTGTACTTCAATTCTTTTTACTTCTTCTAAATGACCATTAACTTCCATATAGATAGCAGCATTGGAAACAGCATTACCTTTTTTGCCGTCCGTAAATTGGTTCAGATATTCCTGCAAATGTTTTACGTACATCTTCTAGTTCCTTTTCAAGTTGTTTTCTTTGTTGACCAGCCTGCCTACATTTATGCTGTAGAAATGTAACTTGTTTTTTAAGTCTTTCTATTGTTTCTTCTAAATCGTTAGGCCCTCTGTCTGTATTCATTATTGACTTTATAGGATAGTTACCTTAAAAAGTCAACTATGGGATTACCAAAAAGATTAACAGAAATGCAACAACGATTCGCTGAGTTTTTAGTATTCGGCGGACCAGACGGACCAATGACCCAAACAGAAGCAGCATTAGCTGCTGGGTATAGTCCAAAGCGTGCAAGACAAGAAGGTTCTGAACTTTGCAATCCTAAATTATCACCACTCGTTGTAAAATATATTGGTCAACTAAAAGAAGAAAGACTTAGAAAACATGAAGTGACTTATGAAGGTCACGTTGCAGAACTTGCTAGACTTCGTGAGGCTGCTTTAAAAAAAGGATCATTCTCTTCAGCAGTGAATGCGGAAGCAAACAGAGGAAAAGCAGCAGGATTATACATAGACCGGAAAATAATAAAAACAGGAAAGCTAGAGGACCTATCAGAACAAGAGCTAGAAGCAAAAATGAAACAAATTTTAGACGACTACGGACAGTTAATAAATGTAACTCCACCTACAACTTCTGAATCTTCTTTACCCACTGACGAGGAATCATCGTCCGATCCCCAAAAGTAATACCATCTTCATCTTTATCATAAGAGGCAAACATTTTAATTGAATGTTTATCTTTGGAATACAACCAACCTTCATTAACTGGTCTTGCTAATTTCATTTTATTAAATTCTTTTTCATTAGCCCAGCCAGAGTCACTTACGCAGTCGACCCACTCCACTCTGACTTTCTGAAAAGGTATATCAGGAGTTGTTTCTGTGTTGATAGCTTTACGTCTTTTTCTAGGCATACAACCTTATAATATAATACCCCGACACTTGACAGTCGATTTTGTATCCCAGGTAAACTTTTTTTCTTTTTTTCAGATTTACCCCTCGGAAGTATCGGGATCGTTATAAATCAACACTTCTAGCCTTCGCGCTACCCCTCGCGGACCCCTCGCAGAATCCATTTACCCCTCGGGGTTACCTTGAAAAAACAGCTCTTTTTTAGAATCATTCTAATCTGCA